CACGCGTACAGAGCTGCTCTACGCCCAAATCCCCTGCGCAATGCCTGGCTTGACATCCTCGGGCCCATCGGTTAATCTCTGACGCGTCCCGATCGGGACAGGCCAAAAGGCCGAACCCCCGGTTAGCGGACTTGCACCCGAAGAATTACACACACCATGGGCGACCTAGAGCACTCGCCATCGCTCACAACGCCAGTTGGAGAAACCGGCTTGACAAGAGCACCAAAGGTGAGCTACTCTAGGACGCGTCGGGAGGCCGAAACGGCCGACCGGCCCCGGTAGCGACCAGGGCGCTGAGTCGCTAGCGAGCTAGCCGAGCAAAACGGCCGGGGCGGGTTGACAAAAGGCCGACCGGATGGTAAAATTCAGATAGAAAAACAAATAAACCCGAAAGCTCCCTCCGAAGGCGGCCAGGCCGCGCGCGGGGACCAGGGTACCGGCGCTGAGTCCCATCGGACGAGGCGTGCACGGAGGCCGGAGCCGGTAGGCGCACCTTGAGAACTACATAGTGGAATGCCGAGCCCAAGTTCGAGCCAGCTAAGTGCTGGCAGCCCTGCCACTGGTGTGGACGTCTTCGGACGTGCCGGGTTCGATTCCCCGCCGGGGCACTGGGCCTTCTTTTAGGCCCGATGGTTAGACTTAGCCGGGAGAGGTTTGGGGCATGACTGTCACGGAGATCTGCCACAGGCTCCGTCACGAGGGTCGCGACCCTCACGAGTTCGCCACACGGGTTGTGGAGCTGATGGAGCGTGGAGTGGAGTTTTCGCTGATCGATGCTGCTCAACAGTTCCTGAGATCTGGGCGGATCGAGGTTTGAGTCCTCAGCACGTGCGCACAGAGGAAGTGCTGTGCGTACCTCTGAGGTTTCAAGTCAGAAAGGAATGTGTGATGGCCAACTTGATTCACGCGACCTTTGACCTGATCGGTGGCGGCAAGGTTTCGGTCTGGGCCGTCCCTGGGTCGCGCCTGATGTACTCCCGCACCAACTTCGGCCGGGGTTGGACCGGCGAAGTGAGGATTGACCGGATCGACCCGAGCCGTTCTTTGGAGGATTGGGCGAAGCACTACTGGGAGATCGCTGAGTGACCCGTTTGTTCAGTGATCGGGCTCAAGCTCAAGACTTGAGCCCGGTCATGAATACACGGTTCACCCGGAAAGGAGTGTGCCATGGGCACGACGAACACCTTTGACGTCGAAGCTATCGTCCGCGCCTACGCGGAGGCCTTGCTGTGGCAGGCTGTCGATTACGACGAAGAGGGCAATGAGATCGTCATCTCCGAAGAGTTCGACATCGATGACCTCTCTCCGGAGATTTGGGACGGGATCCGTCGGGATGTCGAAGAGTTCGTCCAGGACGCTGCCGATGACTTGCAGGGCCTGAGTGAGGAGGCCATCGGACACAACCTCGTGCTGACCAGGAATCACCACGGTGCGGGTTTCTGGGACCTGGGGCTTGGCGAGCGTGGCGATCGCCTCACCAAGATTGCTCACCTGCTCGGTACACACGAGCTCTACGTGGTCAACGGAGAGTTGGTGGATTACTGAGGTTTGGTCTGACCTGATGCCTTATCCGGACGCCCATCGAGAATGGGCGTCTCAGTAAGGTATCAGTATCAGAGAGGGATGGATCACAAGGTCCGTTTCCTGGTGTGGAGAGGAGATATGGAGATGGAGAAGGCGATCATCGTGTCCGCGTACATCGTCCGTGGGGCCGACAGCACGGTGGACCTCGGCGAGGAACGCTACCCGGTCGCGGACATCGCCGATGCACTCGGCAAGTGGAATTCCGACGAAAGTCGGTGGGTCCCCGCCGACGACGTCACGGCCGTAGTGAAGTTTTTGCTTGGCGAGACCGGCCAATTCTGGGCCGAGAGCTACAGCAACAGTGAGTTTTCCCCCGAGGGTTGGTACTCGTACGCCAATGAGGACCCGTACACCGGGGACCGGTTCGAGTACACGGCCGACCTTGAAGGCTTCGACACGAGTGAGTTGATTGAGATCTACGAGCGGGTCACTCGTGAGCTGCCTGGTCGCTGATTGAGTAGCAGTGATGGTACAGGGATGAAACACGCCCTGTGCCTCCCTCTGTACTCAATTAGTGAGGGATGGATCGCACGGTCCGTTCAGTTGAAGGTAAAGGAGTATCCGATGATCACTACCATCACACTTGCCCGGGAGTTCAACCTTCCCCTGGAAGACATCCACGCCCTCGTGGGTCAGCTCGTCGACATCGACGGGGAAGAGGCCGTGATCGCCAAGCAGGTTCCGATCTACAACGGCTCTAACCGACTCGTCGGTCATGAGGTTTACATCACTGACGATGCCGCCTGGTTCATCCGGGAGCACATTCGCATCAGCGAAGCCTGGGAGGCGTGATAGCGGAGATGAGGCCGCGCCGCCCACATCCAGCGGGAGAGTGAGAGGTATCGATGATCGAGCGATTCTTTGTCTTCGCCGACCCCGTTTCTGAGCACTGGTTCGGATCGGTGATCGAACTGTGTGACGGCGGCAGGTTGCAGTACATGCTGATCGAAATCGCGGCACCCGATGGCGAGTCTACTGAGGCCATAGAGGTGTACGATCGTTTCGACAATGCCGCGGGGACTGCCGTCCGGGCTTATGATCGATTCCTTGCGTTGGCTGCCCGGTGGCGCGCGGAGGGAGCGAGGGTTGACATGTGGGAGACTACGGTGTGCGGGAGGCCACACCCGGAGTTCGGCTACTGCTCGCTCCGGATCTCACCGGGTGAAGACATGTGCCCGGAGTGCCTCGCCGAGGTAGCAGAGGAGTGATAGCGGGAATTTCCCGTGGTTGGAAGCCTACGCCTGGTGGCCTGAGCGGGGGTTCGATTCCCCCGGTAGGCGCTTGGGAAGGGCTTGAGATAGAGGAGGATTCATGCCCGCGGTTAAGGTTGTATCTATCTCTGACTACCGGCTCGGCGCTGTGCACTTCCAGTGGTTCCACCCTGAGACGTACAACAGTGCTGACGACTTCCTCACGGCCATTCGGGATTTTCTGAAGGAATCCCCGTCCGTTGGGGCTGGCCTCATTGAGGAGGCTCAGAGCTGGCAGATCTGGGAATACCGGGGATTCTTCGGCGCAGAGGACGAGTTCCTTGGCTACGAGAATCCTGACCTGGACGCGCTGATCGCTCTCGCGAGAGCTATCGATGCTCGGGGGGATCAGGCCGAGGCCTTGGTGGCGTGGGTTATGGAGATGGGCTACCCCGTAGAGGAGGCTATCGCAACCTTCGACCGCGCCTTCCAGGGCATGTATGACGATCTCCAGGATTTCGCGCTGGACTACCTGTATGACAGCTACCCTGAGATTGCGAACGCGCTCGGCGAAGTCCCTGGAATCCGGCTGGACGTCGACCACTTCCGTGAGGCGCTCGAGTCGGACGGATGGATCTTCTCCTACCTGGAGAACGCCGGCGAGTGGGCCGTGTTTCGAGAGAAGGTGTGGTGAGTCCGAATCCATGGTTAGCTTCCACGACTTGGAGGACCTCGTAAGTCTCAGCTTCTTCGGTAGGGTTCGAGAAGAGGCATCATAGAAATTGGTATTTGGGGCAAGGTCGTATACTGAAGGAGGCTGCATGATCGAGGTTCGTGAGGGATGGGAGAACGAGGGCTACCGCCTCGTGTCCCGACGGGAGGTGCCGAGAGGGTAGACCGTTGGGTGAGGCAGCGTGCCCGGCGCGGCTGCCGGGCACGTTCCTGGCCTAACGGCGGAAGGAGGACATCGAAAGTGATGAGAGGGACGTTACAGCAGGGCTTCCGACCTGCGTTGATCTTCCATACAGCTAGGTTCCGTAGATGATCTGCGGGAACTACGAAATGTAGTGCTTAGGCTACGCTATGGCTAGAGGTATTGTCACCCGAATGGTCCAACAATACCTGTGATCCGTATCCCACCTTGGCTGGTTTTGGGACGTCCTGCGTATCATCAGCGATGCAAAACACGGTGGGTGGACACCGATGGTGATCTCATGATTCGGGTCAACGAGGTCACCAACTTGCCTGATATGGGGGATGTCGTATGGCGGCTCCCTGATCGGGNGGATTGGCCTACGGTTTAGGTAGGAGGGTCGGTTTGCCGACCCTCCTGTCCTCGCACAAAGGAGTTTTCATGCTGGAAGGTGGGTCTGTTCATGCGCCGGAATCTGGCCAATTTCTGGTGGAGATCCCATCTTGGGTCTTTGCGGAAGTTTGCGGCACAGAGATTGGGGCGCGCCTCACAGTCTACAGGAGTCGTTGGCTCCCAGAAGAGGATTCTCGCCTAACCCCGGCCTGGGATTACCTCCGCCAGAGATGCCACGAGCTAATTGACAAGGCTATTGTGGAGGACTCGTACATTATGGGGCACGAGGCGGTGAAAAGCGAATACTACGTTTACAAGGTGTGCCCCCTGGGAGAGCATCGATGCGCTAGATTGGACAAAGAGGGTGTCCTTTGAGGTAAAGCATCTTTCAGTTTCTCAGGTCAATAAGTATGAGCGGTGCCCTCATGCTTACTTTTTGACGAAGGTCAAAAAGGCTTGGGAGAAGCCTGCTGTGTGGACAGTTCAAGGATTGGCTGTCCACAAAGCGATTGAGGAGTTTGAGAAGTCAGGCAGGCAGCTTAGCGAAGAAGAGGTTCTGGAGGTTTATCGGGACGAATTTGCAAAGCAATTCAATCGGCTTGCTGAGGAGACTCCGAACTTGAATTATTGGTTCGGTTCCGGCCCTAGGTACCCCGCTGAGCAGGACCTTCCGCGAAGGTTCCAGAAGGGGATCAAGCAGGTGCAGCGGTACATTGAATACACCGCAAATAATCCTCACGAGAGGATTTGGGAAACTCCCGACGGAACTCCTGCTATCGAGCTACCCTTCGAAATTGACCTTGAAGGAGTGTCCGTCAAGGGGTACATCGACCAAGTGGTCTGGGACGAGAAAAAGGAAGGAGTGGTTGTTCGAGACATTAAGACCGGAAAGCGGCCCGGTGATGACTTCCAGCTCGGAACCTATGGGGCCGCGCTACTGATCCTTTTCGGGACGATAGTCGAAACTGGCGACTATTGGATGGGGGAATCCGGGAAGCCGACGCTGCCGTACCCTCTCCAGTATTGGACGCTGGAACGTCTCACTGAGAAGTTCCATGATGTCTTTAATAAGGTACGGGCGGGTGACTTCCCGCCCGTACCCAGTTTTGAGAAGTGTTTGTTCTGCCCCGTGGCGAATTCCTGTAAGTACGCCATGGCTTAAATTTTTCCTCCTTGGCTAACTTTTGACGTGAAAGGGGAGGGGAGATGCGTTTCCTGTGGGACGTCTTTGCGTCCGCGTTGATCTTGGTCGGAATTCTGACGACCCTCGGGATGGTTGTCGCAACCCTGCTGTCTCACGGCGTTCTCGTCGGGATGGGTTGCGCAGTACTCGCCGTCGCTAGCTTTGTCGCGACTGCAGTCTTCTACTACGAGATGAGGAGGAGGGTGTGAGCAAGCGGCTGCTCATTGGCAGCGCAGGCGTGCTTCTGTTAATCGCGGGATCGCTAGTTTCCCGGCACTTGGCCGGAATGGCCGATCAGCGACGCGACACTTTTTGGTACGACATCTATGGAGGGTTCAGTGTCTTTCTGTTTCTACTGACGATGATTTTTGCTCCATTTATGATCGCCGTCGCGCTTGAGGAGACGGAGTAATGCACTCACTGCCGCAGTCGAAGCGGGTTCGCGGCGCGGCCGGTGAGCCGCTACCGATGCCCTGGAAGACCCTGGAGAAGATGGGGCTTCGCTTTCCACGGGGCCAGCTCATCATGGTGTGCGCAGGCCCGGGGACCGGCAAGTCCGCTTTCGTCTTGAACTACGCATTGAAGGCCGGAGTGCCGACGCTGTACTTCTCGGCCGACAGTGACGCTTTCGTCCAGTTCTCAAGAGCGATCGCTATTCTCTCCGGGATGACGCTTTCGGAGGCTGGGAAGGCGATTCTGGAGGACACGGTCCCTCGGGATGTGGAGGAGCGGTTGGGGCAGCTCCCCATCCGGATGGAGTACAACGCTGCCCCGACACTCGATGACATCGAAGCTGAGATCGAGTGCTATCTACAGGTCTTCGGGGAATATCCGTCCCTGGTGGTTCTGGACAACGTTACGGACGTTTCGTACTCCTCTTCAGAGGAGGATGACGGGTACCGCAGCCTTGACGGCTGTATGAAGTACCTGAACTCGCTGGCCCGGGAAACCGAGGCTTGCGTAATCGCTCTGCATCACGTCACCGGGAAGTATAACGATGCCAACACCCCGATCCCGTTGAGTGGGGTGAAGGGCCAGATTTCCGGCTCGCCGTCGATCATCCTTACTCTTGACCGCCCTGCGGAAGACGACCTGCGGGTAGCAATCGTCAAGTTTAGGGGAGGTAAGGCATCAGCTGCGGGTGACTATTTCGCTGTCCTCGATTTTCGAGGGGACGTGACGGACATCCGGGACAAGCCGTTCTCGATTAACAATGGAGTGGCACATGCCCAGGAGGAGGGAGAAGCGCTCACGTGGTCCTGGAGCTAGGCGCTGCAAGGACTGCGAGACGGAAGGAGTGACGACGCGGCGGCCCATTAAGAAGGCCGGCCGTTGCGCTACACACTATCGACAGCACGTGGCCGCTCAGCGTGAGGCAGCCCACGCTCGCCACATCGCCAGGACGTACGGCATCACGCCGGAGCAATACTGGCAGCTCTACGCACACCAAGGTGGGCGATGCTACATCTGTAGACGCGCTACTGGGCGCCGACGGCGCCTCGCTGTGGACCATGATCACTCGTGCTGCCCCGGCTCCACTAGCTGTGGGAAATGTGTCCGTGGTCTGCTCTGTAAGACGTGTAACCGCAACATCATCGGGTACCTCCGGGACGACCCAGAGGCCGGCCTGAGGATCCACCAATACCTTACGGACCCGCCAGCCAGGGCTGTGGTTTCTCGGCCCGAAAGTTAAGTTTTGACAGGGGAGTTATAATGGGAGTGTGTCTGCGCGACCTGTTGAATCAGACTGAGCTTTCGCCTGTTAGCTCCCCGTGCGGGGAATGGGCACACCGCCTCGCTCAGGAGGGAGTGACCTCCTGGAGCTTGAGTTTTCGGCGAGGCTCCGCAGTCGCCGAGATCCGATCCGGTCGGACGCCGGGGGCTGTGACTCGCCGGTACTGGGAGATCCTTCCTGGGAGGTGAGTCCGGTGGACTCTGGCTCTCCTATCACCAGGCTACTTCAGCATTGGTTTCCGGACTGGGAGCCTCCCGCTGATCGGCGGGAATGGAATCCAACCCTGTGTCCGTTCCACGGCGAGGAACACGCTAGTGCGTCTGTGAGCTTCCGGCGCAACGCTTTTGTTTGTCACGGTTGCGGCATGCGCGGGGACATCCCGGCTCTAATCATGCGGAAGGAGGGAAGAAATTACGGTGAAGCTGTCTCGTACGCAGAGAGAGTCCTTGGCGGAGGCTACGCGCAGGTACAGCGCAAGCCTGCCAGGAAGTCCGGCCGCAGGGTATTTGGCCGGTCGGGGACTGATGAGTCCGCACGTGTCGGATATCGTCGCAGGTTTTCAGCTGGGCTACGTTGAGGACCCGCTACCGGAGCACCAGGCGTACCGGGGGTTTCTTGCGATCCCCTACCTGCGTAAGTCACCCACCGGCGGCTGGTTTACAGTCACCATGAGGTTTCGGTGTATCCGGGAAGGGTGTGAGCACCGCACGCACGGTGGAAAGTACCTGAGCCAGCCAGGTGGGGGAGTGTGGCTGTACAACACGGTCGCGGTCCAGGACAATCACGACGAGATCGCCATTTGTGAGGGCGAGATCGACGCGATCACCGCCACTCTCGCAGGCATCCCGGCTGTCGGGGTCCCTGGAACGCAGGCCTGGAAGCCCCATTTTCGACGAGCGTTCGTCGGATATGAGAAGGTGTTTGTCCTCGCTGACGGCGACGACCCCGGTATGGAGTTCGCCGCGAAGGTGGCGGACCAGCTTCCGAACGTGAAGGTGGTCCCGATGCCGAAGGGGGAGGACGTCAACTCCTACGTCCTCCAGCACGGTAAGCGGGGTTTGAGGGAAAGGGTTGGGAAGTGAATGAGTTCAAGGTCGGCGACCGGGTGGTCTACAACGACCACAGGTACCCGTGGATCGGCGAGGTCGCCGAGGCCATCGATGACATGAACGTGTACATCGTGCGCGTCGGGAACTACTACATGATGGCGGACGGCGCCGAGCTGCAGCCCTGCCCTGAGGGCCCCCTCCCGTTCGGGATTTCGTCGGAGCAGCTCGCGGACTACGTCAAGCAGTTCGTGGCTGAGGCGATGCAGCGTGTCCTTGGCGTTGGTCAGGAGCAGTACGACCAGGGCGGCCACCAGCGGTTCGAGACCATGGACCTGGACGAGCTGTTCCGGTGGTTTGAGGAAGAGGCACTCGACGCCGTTGTGTACCTCGCGATGATCAGCCTGCGTGTGGCGCGAGCGCGGCAGGCGCTGCGCGACAAGGGGGTGCTGTGAAGCGGATTGTCGTCCTCTCCGACATTCAGTACCCCTTCCACAACTCGCGTGCGTTGAAGGCGGTCATCAGGTTTGTCGGGGAGTACCGACCGGACCACCTGGTCCAGATCGGGGACTTCATGGACTACCCGCAGCCGTCCCGGTGGTCCAAAGACACCGCCCTGGAGTACCAGGGCAGCGTGTTCGAGGACTCCAGGAAGGCACAGCGGGATGTCTTGAAGGAGATTCGAAAGGTCTACGACGGCCCCTTTGGGATTATCGAAGGGAACCACGACCTGCGTCCTCGACAGTACCTGGCTAAGTATGCCCCAGCTTTGGCGGAGAGCCACGCCTTCGACTTCGAAGTCTTGCTGGCCTTCGAGGACTACGGGGTTGAGAAGCTCCCGGATTTCTGGGAGTTCGCGCCCGGGTGGATTATGACCCACGGACATTTGGGAGGAATCCGGCTGACGAACGAGGCCGGCCGCACCGCCCTAAACGCTGCGAAGCGTATCGGGAAGTCTGTGGTCATGGGACACACCCACCGAATGGGGATCTGCAAGTTCACCTTCGGGTATAACGCCAGGATCACCCAGGAGCTTACAGGCGTCGAGGTCGGCCATTTGATGGACATGAAGAAGGCCGGGTACCTCAAGGGCAGTACGGCTAACTGGCAGATGGGTTTCGCCATCATCCATATTGAGGGCAGCTACGTGAAGCCCGAACTCATCCCCATCACCAAGAACAAGTTCGTGGTCGACGGGACCGTTTTTTCGGTCTGATAGTTACCTTTGGATAGAAGGAGGATCGTGAACAGCGTGCTTAGCCTGGAGCAGGCAGTGGAGACAGCCGCGGCGGAGGTCGCCCGGCAGTGGCCGGACGTCATCGACGCTGAGGACGCGGCGCAGGAGATCTGGGTTCGCATCCTGGAGTCCCCCCAGACAGTGGAGCGACTCCAGGGGATGGACGGCACCCGACAGGTCCGAGCGTTGATCGCCATCGGCAGCCAGATCGCATCGGAATATCGCAGCTCCTACGAGCTCTTTTCCGGCCAGGTGGTCTACTCGCTGGCCGACGTGGAGGTCATGCTCCTCCGGGGGGTTCTCGCCGGCAGTCAGACCACGACGCAGACCGAGCGCCTGGACCTGGACGAGGCTCTCGCAATGCTCAAGGAGCGTAGCCCGCACCTGCACCGTGCACTGGTCGACGAGTACGTCCTAGGGATCTACGACAAGAGCAGCGGCTCTGCTCGCAAGACGTTGTCCCGCGCTCGCGTTGAGTTGACCAAGCTCATGAACAGGGTGCACACGAGCCGCCGTTACTCGGACGGCCCTGGAAGCCGCAAGGCTATTTCGAATTCGCAGGCCGCGTTTGTCACCAAGAGCATGGACGATCGTCGCACCCGGCACGATCGTCCGAACCTCAAGTGAGAGGAGAGAAATTGACTGAGATTAACTGGGGCCCCACCGGGAAGTTGGTGTACGAGCGCACGTACTCGCGTACCAAGCCGGACGGTACGAAGGAGACGTGGCCGGAGACGGTCCAGCGTGTCGTTGACGGAAATCTCGCCTTGGTTCCTCCGCATCGCCACCTGCCCAACGAGCGGGAGCGGCTGATCGAGCTGATCACCGACTTCAAGGTTTTGCCTGCCGGTCGGCACCTGTGGGCTAGCGGAGTCCCCGGCCGGCAGTACCTGTTCAACTGCGTGAGCGGCGACACCATGATCCACACGGCCTCCGGCCTCGTCCCGATCCGGGAGCTGGTCGGGCGGACGGTGGATATCCTCTCGCAGGACGCGACGTACCGCCCGGCCACCTTCTATCACTATGGGGATCAGGAAATCTACACGGTCACGCTCTCGAATGGCGAAGTCATCGAGGCGACCGCCGGCCATGAGTGGGTCACCTACAACTCCGGGGCGTTCTACCGGCACACCACCACCGAGCTGCTCGGTAAGCGCGTCCCCCTGAACGTCGCTCCTCGCCCCGAGGAGGACGAGGACTACCGGCGCGGGGTGGCCTGGGGGATGGTGTACGGTGACGGCACGGTCACCTCCACGAAGAAGGCCTCCCTGGCGTTGTTCGGGCCAAAGGTGGCCTTGGCCGCCTACGTCGAAGGCTTCGGCACGTCCACCGCCGTGCACGACAAGCGGCGGACTGATGACAACGTGCGCGTGAATGGGCTGCCGATCGAGTGGAAGCTGACCCTGCCCGAGTTGACCGCTAGCCGGTCGCTCTGGCGTGGCTTCATCGCCGGACTCATTGCCACGGATGGGCACGTCAACGGCAATGTGACCCTTTACTCGTCCGACAGGGACGCGCTCGCCCACATCGCCAAGGGTGCCGCGTACGCCGGCATCCCGCCGCGCCGCATCCGCATGGTGCGCGAATTCTCCCCCTTCGACGGATCGCGCAAGCCTTGCTACGCGCTCGGCCTGACGAAGTGGGCGTTGACGCCGCAGGACATCCTGCGCGAGGACCACCTGGAGAAGATCAAGTTCCCGCCGAAGGCGTCGGTTCACACTCTGCGAGTGATCGACGTGAAGGCGACCGGCCGCATCGAGCGGGTCTACTGCTGCACCGAGGAGGAGACGCACACCATGACCGTGGGTAGCGGCATCCTCACCGGACAGTGCCACGTCGCCGGGTGGGGCGACAGTATCACTGACCATTTCCGATTCACGTTCCTCCGCTTGATGGAGGGCGGCGGTGTCGGCGCGAACTACTCGAATGATTACCTGATGCGGTACCTGAAGGTGAAGAACCGCCTGAAGGTCCACATCGTCTGTGACCCCTCGCATCCGGACTATGAGAAGATGCGGCAGGCGGGGGTCCTTTCGGACGAGTACGACGCGGACTGGGCCGGCGCCTACCCAATTGAGGATAGTCGAGAGGGTTGGGCTGACGCCCTGGCGGATCTCCTGGGGACCTACTACCGGGAGGATGTCCGGCACGAGAATAGGGTGTACGACGTCTCCCGTGTCCGCCCCGAGGGCGCTCGACTGAGGACGTTCGGCGGCCGCGCTTCCGGCCCGCTGCCTCTGGCAGTTATGCTGCACGAGGTCAGTGAGGTCATGAATCGCTCCTGCGGCCGTCCGCTGTTCGGTATGGACGCTATGGAGATTGACCACGCCATTGCCAAGTGCGTGGTTTCTGGGGGTAATCGTCGGTCCGCCAGGATGTCGATTATGGCGTGGGACGACCCCGAGATTGACATCTTCCTGGGCTGCAAGGAGGAGACTGGGAAGCATTGGACGACCAACATTTCGGTAGAGATCAACGACCGGTTCTTCGAGGCCCTGGAGGACCCTGAGGGCAGCGCGCTCCGGGACATCGCGGAACGGGTCCTGCAGCGAATCGCGGAGGGCATGCTGCGTAACGGCGAGCCGGGTATTTGGAACTCGTCGTACGCCAACATCGGGGAGCCGAACCCGGTTATCGCCACGAACCCGTGCGTCACCTCCGACACCTGGGTTATGACCACTGAGGGTGCCCGGCAGGTCGCTGACCTGATTGGTAAGCCCTTTACGGCCGTTGTGGATGGCAAGCCGTACGCCACCCTGTCCGAGGGCTTTTTCCTGACCGGGCGCAAGCCTACCGTGGAGCTGGTTACCCGGGACGGGTATGCTGTGACTCTCACGGCCGATCACCGCGTTAAGACGCCGGGTGGCTGGAAGCCTGCTGGTGAGCTGCGACCGGGCGACAAGGTCGTTCTGTCCGATCATGAGGGCATCGCCGCCTGGGGCGGCAGTGGCACCGAGGGGCAGGGCTACCTGCTTGGGCGCCTCGTTGGTGACGGTACCTTCTACCCGGACGGGTCGGCGGCGCTGACTCGGCTCGCCGCGGAGTATGGGGTTGTCCGGGGGAACAAGACGGTCACGCCAGAGGTTGAGAGGGCCTCGTCGGACTTCTACCGGGGGTTTCTGCGCGGCGTGTTCGACACAGACGGACACATTGAGGGGAGGTCCACCGATAGCGGTATCTCGATTCGGCTCACCTGGGCAGACCTTGATGGGCTGCGTGCGATTCAGCGCATGCTAGCCCGCCTCGGAATTCGCTCGGTCATCCGCGACTGCCACCCCGAAGGCCGTTCGAGCTTCGAGGAGTATGCCTCAAAGGCGTCGTATCGGCTCATCGTGTCCGGTGCCAACGCGGCCCGGTTCATGCGTGAGATCGGTTTCCTCGACAGCCGCAAGGCTGCCCGCTGGGAAGAACTCGCCCGAGACATGAAGCGGGACTTCTACCACAAGCCCTGCGTGGCCGTGGTCGACTCCGTTAGGCCCGGCGAGGAGCGGCCGGTGTACGACGTGACCGTGGCCGATGTCCACGCCTTCGATGGCAATGGTATCGTGCTTCACAATTGCGGCGAAATCGCATTGGAGCCTTGGGAGAACTGCAACCTTGGGCATGTGAACCTGGCCCGGTTCGTGGATTCCGAAGGCAATGTCGACTACGCCGGCATCGCCGAAGCACATCGACTGATTACCCGCTTCCTCATCCGGGCTACGTACGGGGACGTCAACGACCCCAAGCAGGCCGAGGTCCTGGCCCGCAACCGTCGAATCGGGGTCGGCCACCTTGGCGTGGCGTCGTACCTGGCCAAGATCGGGGTGCGGTACTCGGAGGCTGCCGACAATCCGGGCCTGGCGCACGACCTGGAGTGCTGGGCACACGAGGTTGAGGATGAGGCCACTCGCTATGCTCACCAGCTGCGAATTCCCGTTCCTGTGAAGATGCGGACGGTCGCTCCGACTGGGACGATCGCCAAGTTGTCGGGCGATTCCGAGGGCATTCACCCAATCTTCGGCAAGTGGTTCATCCGGCGGATCCGGCTTAGCACGGTGGACCCGGAGCAGTGGCAGACCGCTGTTGAGTACGCCGCGCAGGGGTACCACGTTGAGGATTGCCAGTATGCCCCCAACACCGTGGTGATCGAGATTCCCACCGAGGACACCCTGATCGGCCAGGTGGCGGAGATCCACGGCCGGGAGAAGGCCGAGGAAATCGTTCAGTGCGCAGCTGACCTCACGCTGGAGGACATGCTGAAGGTCCAGCGTCTGTATCAGACGTACTGGGCGGATAACGCTGTGTCCTGCACTGCAAATATCGATCCTGAGAAGTACACGGTTGAGGACATCAAGCAGGTGATTCGGGAGTTTGGTCCTGAGCTAAAGGGCATGACGATCTTCCCCGAGAAGGGAATGCCCCAGGCACCGTACGAGCGGATCAGTAAGGACGAGTACGAGTCCGCGTCCGCCAAGACGACGGCGGACTCGATCGACGAAAACTGCGCCTCCGGGGCCTGCCCGGTGCGCTGACAATCACACACTAAAGGAGGAGCTAGTTCATGTTTGACCCCTTTGCCGACGAGCCGCAGAACACCTCCGTCTCCGCTCCCGCACCTACTCCTGCGCAGAACCCCTGGGAGGACAGCCCTACTGTGACCACCGCTCAGCCGGCCGACCAGGCCACCACTGATCAGAACTACGTGACGGTCATCCTCAAGGGTGGCGCGGGGTACGACGCCCCGTCCATCAGCATTCGAGGCGCGAACATCCCGGACGTCCTGGCTCAGGTGGAGCAGCACGGCCAGGATCTGCAGAAGCTGCTCCAGGTCACTGCAAAGATGGCCGCGTTCTTCAACGCCCAGGTCGGCTCTTCGGAGGGCTCGTTCCGGCGTCCGTCGGCTCCGCAGCAGCGGCAGCCTCGCCCCGGCCAGCCTGAGCAGGCGCGTCAGCACCCTGACGGGGAGACGCAGTACTGCGCTCACGGGGAGCGCATCTACAAAACCGGGATCAGCAAGAAGAACGGCAAGCCCTACGAGGCGTTTTTCTGCCGTAGCAACGTCTGCTCTCCGATTTTCGTCTGACCGATAGTCAACTTTGGACGGGGCGGGTCGGCGGGCCCGCCCCCTTTCCCACCCTTTGCAGAAGGAGGAGTGTTGATCGTCGTCCCTGTCGCGCACACCGTCATCGATCCGCTCGCTCTGGACCAGAGCGGATATGACCTCCAGGGCAACCCGCCCACGGACATCGACGAGCTGGCCGAGGCTGCGGGACGAAACTGCTACCTGTCCTGGCATCGGCCGAACCCCGGCACCCGGGAGAACTGGGACTACCTCGCCAACATCATTCGCCAGGGCCACTATTCGGTGATGGAGCACGGGTCGGTGTCGTTCTACGTTTCCGGCCTGAGCCGGTCGGGTTTGGCCGAGCTGACACGACACCGACACCTGTCGTTCTCGGTGGTCTCGCAGCGCTACGTTGAGGCTGACCGGCTGGGCCCAGTAATCCCGGCGCTCTTTGACGAACTGGAGCCTGCTCTTCGGGAGAAGCTCGCCAAGAAGGTCATTGACCACTGGCTGCGGTCGCTCGCTCTCTACCGCGAGATCTGCGACGAGCTGCAGGCTCTCGGCTACAAGCGCAAGCAACGCCAGGAAGCAGCACGCGAGGTCCTGCCGAACTGCGTGGAGAGCCCGCTTTTCGTAACCGGCAATCTGCGTGCCTGGCGGGACGTGCTGGCGAAGCGGCACCACGTCGCTGCGGATAAGCAGCTCCAGCGGTTCGCACGTCTCGTCCTCAAGCACCTCCGGGATATCGCTCCCGCCTGTGTGCAGGACATTCCCGACGAGCCCTACGGCAGCGAGGAGGAGCGAGGATGAGGCCGCCCTACTTCATCGAGGTGAACTACGACGGGGAGACCTGGAACGCGTGGGCGTACGACGTCTACGAGGACAGGGATCGGCTCGTCATCTATACCGATGAGAAGGCGTCCAACCGGACAGTCTTCCGCCTCGGAGCAGTGCAGTACTACAGCATCGTCGAGCTCGACCAGGAGGGCGAGAGTGACTCTGCAGACGCGTGACTGCGTGGTCGTGGACAACCCGCTGAGCCCCCAGGATGATCACTTTATTGGTCTGCGGGGCCTGGTCCTCGGTCTCAAGGGAGACCTGGTCGAGGTCCAGCCGCACGGCCGTTTTTGCGGAAATCCGATCTGGTTCCATCGGAGCGAGGTCCGCAGGATCAGCGCTAAGCGATAAGGAGCTACCCGTTGCGGGTCATTCGCCACGTAGTGGCGGGCGAGCCCGTGGTCATTCATCGCGTTGAGACTGAGGAGGACTTGGACCGGTTCCGGGACTTCGTTCGCCGGAACCTGAAGGCACTGGCGGTTGACTCCGAAGCGACGGGACTGGACGTCTTTTCTTCCGGGTTTCGGCCCAGGCTGGTCCAGTTCGGGACGCCACGCGAAGCCTGGGTCGTTCCCGTGGAGCACGGAGGCCGGTTCGTCGAGGACGTTGTCAAAACCCTCAAAGGGGTCGAGCATCTCGTCCTTCAGAACGGTATGTTCGATCTCCAGGTTTTTGACCGCCATTTCGGGGTCCCGCTGGAGGAATCCTGGAAGAAGGTCCGAGACACTCAGCTTATCGCCAAGCTCATTGACCCTCGGCCGGCGGACAAGGGCGGGTTCGGCTCCTCGTTGGAGGAGCTGACCGCGCAGTTCATTGACGCTGACGTGGCCGAGAACGTCAAGGGCCTGATGACCAAACTCGCCCGCGAGCACAAAACAACCAAGGCAAAGATCTGGGAAAAGGTCGACCTGGGCCACCCTGAATACAACCTGTATGCAGGGATGGACGCCATCCTGGCAGCGCGACTGATTGAGCGGCTCCTGCCGATGGTTCCCTCCTCGGCCCGCCGGCTCATCGATTACGAGCACCAGGTGGCGGAGGTTTGCTCCTACATGGAGCGGACCGGGTTCTTGCTGGACGTGGACTACACCCAGCGGCTCTCCCAGCACCTACAGGAGGAGGAAGAGAAGTGGACCACGATCGCGGCTAGCTACGGCTGTGAGAACGTCAACTCCACGGACGCCGTCGCAGACGTCTTGGAAAGCCGAGGAATCCGAATCACCGAGCGAACTCCCACCGGCAAAAGGAAGGTGGACAAGAACCTCCTCAAGGACCTAATGGGCCAGGGCGACGAGTTCGCCAAGGCGGTATACGAGGCCAAGAAGGCCCGGAAGTGGCGGACCACGTGGGTAGACACATTCCTGTCTACCCGCGATGAGAACAACCGCTGCCACCCCAGCATCAACACTCTCCAGGCCCGGACAGGGCGTATGAGCATCACGGGCATTCCGGCCCAGACGCTCCCGTCCGGCGACTGGATTATCCGTCGCTGTTTTGTGGCTGACCCCGGCGAGGTCATCGCCTCGGTGGACTACGAGGCGCAGGAGCTGCGCGTCCTAGCCGCGCTGTCCGGTGACGAGACGATGATCCAGGCCTTCAAGGAGGGCGCGGACCTCCACCTCATGACCGCCCAGGCCGCGTTCGGTCCGCATGTCACCAAGGAATCCAAGGAGCGTAAGTACGCCAAGACCGTGAATTTCGGTCGAGTATACGGGGGAGGCGCCCGAACTGTAGCCCAACAAACCGGACTCGACATTCAGACCGCCAAGAAAGTGGTCGAAGCCTTCGACCAGCGGTACCCCAGGGTCAAGCAATTTTCCGACCAGCTAGCGGCCATGGCTGCCCGGTATGGGCACGTCACTACTCGCACTGGCCGGAGGCTTCCCGTGGACCCTGATCGAGGGTATTCCGCCCTCAACTATGTCATCCAGTCCACATCCCGGGACGTGACCTGTCGGGGCATTCTCCGCCTCCATGAGGCCGGCCTGACTCCACACATCCGTCTGCCCATCCATGACGAGGTTGTGCTCTCACTGCCTCGGGATGCAGCGGAGGAGATGGCCGGGCAGGTCGGAGAGCTGATGGCGATGCACATGGGGCCTGTGCACATCAGCACCGATCCCACGGTCACCGGTAAATCCTGGGGGCACGAGTACATGAAGGGCCCGGACGGAAAGTTGGACACGGCACTCCAGGCACAGGCAGACGAGGAAATCCGCGCTGCCGGTCTATGGTGAGGAGGCCCGATGCTAAACCCGAAGCTGACCTGTCCTCGGTGCAAGAATCCGGTCTCCGAGGACACCGAGTTCACATTCACAGCAGTGGTTGAGGACGGGCGGGTGCGGACCCGCCCTGTCCATCTCCAGTGTCCCGGCAAGTTCAAGACGGCTCAAAGCAAGGCCGAGAACAGCTGATATCAAAGCGTAGGACCCCGAAGTCTGGCGGGCTCACCCCCAGACTTCTGGGGTTTTTCATGCCTGGAGAGCTATATGAGTGATACCGACGTAGCGCCTGTTGAGCGCTGGACAGTGACCATGCGTGTGATTTCTCCGTGTGAGCACGGCGTCAAGCATTCGATTCTCGAAGTAGCGGACGGGGAAGTCTGGTTTGCCGTCCCTGAATGCAAGGACACCAAGGGCAATCCCCGACTGCACTACGTGACCCCTGAGAAGTACCCGATCACCGTGCGGAGGCGCTGACTGGCTATGGCGGAGTGGCTGAAGACCAAGCGTGAGCAGGACGCTCGTCTTCAGGATCTGGTGGCGCGGGACGAGCAGGCCATCAAGGAGCTACAGGAACTTAATCGGCGCTGGTTGGCCGAGGAGCGGGAGAAGAAGTGACCGATCAGCGTCCTGACTGGGACACCTACTTTCTGCACATGGCAGCTACCGCCTCGATCCGCTCGGACTGCGAGCGCGACAAGGTCGGGGCGGTAGTTGTTAAGAACAACCGGATTCGAGGCACAGGCTATAACGGCGCCCCGGCGGGAATGCCGGGGTGTGCCACTTGTCCTCGTAGAGCATCTGGGGTGGTTCCAGGCTCTGACTACTCCAATTGTGTAGCAGTCCACGCTGAGGCCAATGCTCTACTGTACACGGACCTGGAGGACCGAGTCGGAGCCACACTCTACGTCACCCGAGAGCCTTGCAATGGGTGCTGGAAGATCATCCTCGGCGCTGGAGTAGTTCGAGTGGTTACCCCGGAAAGCGAGTACCGCGCGGAGGCACTGACGTGAGCGACATCAAGCACTTCCTGCTCTTCTATGACCGCGAACTTGGGCGGTTGCGCGACATCCAGGTGTTCCCAGCCGGTCAGGAGGCGCAGGCGGCAGCCGCCTACGCGGAGGCCGAGCACCGCCACCACGCCGAGATCTACGCCTCTGACCCGAAGCTGGAGATCGTACTGCTCGGCGCCGACAGCGAGACCACCCTCCGCACGACCCACAGTCACTACTTCGAAGGCGGGGCCGACAGCCGCCGGGGAGTGATCGACCGACTGGTGGCGCGGATCCAGGAACTAGCCCGGCTGCTTACCTGATACGACAGGACGAAGCCCCGCACCCAGCCTGGCGGCGGGCCACCATCGTGCACAGGCGAGCCCATTAGCCCCAAGCAGGGCAACGAGCGACGAGTGGAGTACGATCAGAGCATGCAACATCCTCGAAAGGCGGTCACTCGTAAAGTCAAGCCGACCGCTCACGGGTTCCACATCTTCATGTCCATCTGTACGGGAGGCTTTTGGGCCGTGTCCGTCTACATCCCTCTCGTACTCTGGAGACGCATCTTCAAGCAGAAGGAAGTAACCCACTACGAGTGACAAACAAAGCCCCTCCCAGTCCGGGAGGGGCTTTTCTTTTTGCTTTGGAATGCTACCCCCTCGGGGGAGGGAGTACGAGGGGGATACAGGGAGTTCGACCCCGAGGGGGTAGCTGCTGGGACCTCAAGCCCTATGACGCCCCCCTGCCCCAGGGGGTCGAGCAGGGATGCGGATTGTAGGGCTTGAGGAGTCTGTGGCGTGGCGGCTTCTCCTGACCGAGGGGCACTTGTCGATGCAGGAAGAGGGCTACGGCGAACCCGAACCGCTGATTGACTTTTGGGAGGAGCAGACTCAGTCGCTGCCTCGGCTGTGAGCTGTCGGACCGGTTCGGCTGAATAACAAAGAAAAGCCCCCACGCCCTGGACAGGGCGTGGGGGCTTTCGTGTCAGGAGATCAGGGACGCGGAATCCTTATCCCCGACACTGCGGGAGGCGAGCGAACTGAGGACACTCAGCACAGCACCGCCGAGGCCCACACCGACGGCCTGGCGCCAGTCGGCAGACCAGACGCTGAAGAAGTCCCCGCCGAGGACAGCCAACATACCCTGAGCAAACGTCCTGACAGCGCGCTCGGCAGCATCCTTGAGCCATGCAGTCATGCATTCTCCCGTTCCTTATTCTCAACTGTCTCGCCCAGCGCGGATCATGCCGGCCACGGCTTCCACAATGTTGGTCGCGACCTTCTGGGCGAGCAGGTCGTAATCAATCTCCACCTTCGGGACGGCGCCGGCTGCAAGGCCGTCAGCCACCATCCGAACGAGGCTGTCCCGCGCCTCGGACTGCACGTCGCCGCGCCGGTAGTTCATCTCGTTGATGGCGTCCAGAACAGCCCGGTAGCATCTCTCCTGCACGTCCTGCAGGTTCATGTCAGCTCCTTCCATGATCTCGGCGACAATGCGCCGCTCGGCGTTCATGTCCAGCCCGTCGGGGTCGACCTTTCTCCCCGGGGCGTACTCCCGATGTCCGCAGAGGGCATTTGAGGGGCTAGCACCGAGGCGCTTTAGTAGCGCCGCCGTGCCCCGGCGCAGGGAGTCCAACTGGGCCGCTGGCCACGCCTCACCCGTGGTGTGATCGGTCTCGATCCCAATCGCGTAGGTGTTTCCGGCGTTCTTGGGGATCACACCCCAGCCCGAGCCTGTGCCGGCATGATTGGCGCGCCCCGCTGCAGTCAGGTGCCAGGTCCCATCCGTGGCCACCCAGGCGTGCGCCAGCGGAGGTGGTGTCGCGGCGTTGCCCTGCTCCGCGATCATCCGGGGCATGCCCGGGGACGGCCCGGCCGCCGAGGCGTCGTGGTGCCACATCACCGCCCGAGGGGAGAAAGAACCTGGGGCCGATCTGGACTGCCAGCCGGGGTGCTCTACGACAGGAACCCCGGCGGCCCTCAAAACCTCTACCATCCAGGTGAGCATTTACACCCCCATGAACAGGCTGATGATCTGACCGATGCCTCCACCGGCCGCAGCCGCGCAGGCAGCAAAAATCAGCAGCCGCTTCTCCACGGTCCGCAGGCGGTCTTCATGGTCGGTTAGCATCTCCTTGTGACTGGGCAGGGTGGTGGCGATCTCGCGGAGATCCCACCGAATTCCCTGCAGTTCCTCCTTGAGGCCTTGAATGGCGTCGTAAAGCTCCCGAACAGGGATTGCGACGTGCCCTGGCTCGTCTCTCATATGACCGCCTCTACGCTTAGGGACTAGGTCAGCGGACCGTCCCATGTCAGGGAGATTGACGTTTCGTATCCCTCGCCGGGGGTAATGTTGACCGGGTTTGTGTCGCCCTGGTATGCCATCACCGCCAGCTTGGCCCCGGCCTGCAGCGGAATGCTCTTGGAAGCGCCCAGGGAAATCGGCAGGGCGTCCTGCGCAGTGTTAGACGGGGCCGAGTCAGAGGCGTACTTGATGGCGGGGTTGGCGCTGTTGACAAGGGCAGCATAACGCTCCTTGTCGTTAACGCCTGCGGCGAACCGGACGCTGTACTCAACCCGCCACAGCCCCGCGCGATTGACAGTGAATTCTGTGCCGCCGGACACCGTGGCGGCGCTGACGTCATCACACGTCAGGAGGCTGCCGCCGAAAAGCACCCGACGGTCAGCCCCCGTGGCGATGGACTGGTTCGCGGTGGCGTAGTAAAACGCCGCGTGCCGTGTAGCAGCTGTACTACCACCCAGGGCCACGGAACCTACCCAAGCCGAGCCGTTCCAGCGGTACACCATGTTGTCTGTGGTGTTGACCACAAGCTGGCCTGGGTATGGGTCAGTGATTCCGCTGTAGTCGCTCACTGCCGGGACTCCGACGACCCTCCAGGCAGTGCCGTCGTACGTCTCCAGCCAGTTGGTATCCTTGCGGTAGATCAACGCTCCCTGGGCGGCAGCAATAGAGTCCCGCTCGGCCTGGTCGTCAACCGTTCTGAAATCCTGGGCGGTGATCCTGGAGTCCAGGTCCAAGATGTTGGCAATCAGCTTGTTATACTCNGCCGCTAGGGCCACCTGGCCCGGTACGGCCGGCTGCATAGGGACAATAGCCATGTCAGCTCCAGATCAGGGACTGGTCCCAAACGCCGTACTGGGCGCTGTCCCAGATGCCGCTTGGCATGCGGACCAGCTCAACGGTCAGCGTGTCGGTCAAGCCTGAGTCTCGGCTGTACTCTCGGGTAATTCCGAGGATCTGGACGTCGAATTGTTCTCCCAGACCTTGTGGGTCCTGGATGCGGATCGTGTCTCCGAGCTGCAGCCGAGGGTCACCGGCAATGGTGATTGCATCGGTAGTCGGTGTCGGGCGCGATGTCCGAGACACCAGAGACGATGCCAGCGCAGTAGCGGAGAACGAATCCTGGTACCAGTCCCCGTCCAGGGTCAGATTGCGCGCACCGTATTTTGCAATCGAGGTCTGGTCCCGCAGGACCTCAGGGACGGAGTCATAGTCCTCGATAATCGTCCCTGCAAATCGAAATGCGGGCACACCCTCGCCAGGCGTGTTGGTGTCGTGGGCCAGCCTGATGGGAACATCCCACCCATTCCAGATTCGCACATTGAGGTATCCGAGGGCGTTGAAATCAACGTCCACGTCTACCCCCATGTAGTCCCCGCGTTCCTGCCAGACTCCGTCTATCAGATACTGTACGCAGTACCCGTGCCCGACACTATCGTTCCACGAGGGGAACCCTGTGCCAGTCAGCGTGGTGTGCTTCTGCATGACGAACGTCAACGGGGACACCACGTTGTCCATCCAGATGCGGAAACGCTTTTCCGTGAAGGCGGGAACATAGAACTCGTTGACGTCACGGCTCTCGTAGATCTTGCCCGAGAACCGAGCCCTCCTGCGGCGAGCCTGGACCGTATAAACGTTGCGTACGGAGTCTAAGGTCCGCGTAATCTGCAGGCCCTCGACTTCGTCCAGGCTCAGCGTACGAACAGGATTGGCCTGCTTGGAGAGGATCGTGTCCCGGTTCCAGAAATGGAAGACACCCTCCTCATCCCAGAAGACGGAGCCGAACTCCGCGGCTGCAACCGCAGTAATTACGTCCCACGCTTCCGGATACTGTTTGGCGGGAATGTGGGTGAGCCGGTTGAGGCCCCTGTCCAGAAGCGCTGCGTACCGGGCGGGTCGGCGACCCTCATGGGGGCCCGGGCCTGCTCCGTAATAGTTTCGAGACGCATACCAAATGTCGGACAGGCTGAGTGCCTGGCCGACAGTTACTCGGCCGCGAATCTGGTCCGTCTCACGATCGTACTCCGAAGGAGGGCCGTAGTATTGCAGGCCTCCATTGGAATTGGAGCCTGCCTGGACCAAGATCCTACTTCCGGTTGGTTCGGAGTTGTCCCACTGGACAAAGACCTCGACGTTCTCTACTCCAGTGGGGATGGGCACCCACTCGGTGACCTGGAAGACCTCCCCTCCGTACCAGTCGTAGATCCGAGCTCGGACGTTTCCGGCCTGGATTTGGATCTGGAACTCGTAGTGTGCTCCGACTCGAACTTCTAGCGCATTGTGCAGCCCGATGGAGTAAACCGCGTTCCCGTTGGGCCCGTTGGTGTTGATAGTGAACCCGAAGTAGTGGGTGGACCTGATCTGAAAGCTGGATCGATCCGCTACCCAGTAGCGGATGATGCCCTGCTGTGACGGATCTCCGTACTCGTGCCCGATCGGAGTCCCCAAGCCGTTGAAGGCCAGCGGCCGAGGGGACCCCGGGGGCAGTGACGGATGCCGCGGCCCGGTTTCCGCGTACATCTCGGTCCCGTCCGCGGGGAACGAGTCCGCGTTCGGGTTGTCTAGCCACCCCAGTGTGGGAACATACGAACCGTTTCCGGTCAAAAAGAATTGCGGCCCTTCCGCAGAGTCCGGCGGGAGCCCAGTCTCCTCCCGATAGTTCGGTCGGTAGGGGGTCGGGGAGACGTCACACCAGCGTAGGCAGTGGTCGATGACCCAGTGGGATCGGATGAGCTGGCTCTGTGCCTCGCCGTAGCTGACGTGCTCCTCCGACATCGCCCAGGCGGGAAATAGGATGGGCTTACGTAGCAGCTCGACCCGATCGAGGGCGGTGATTGCGACACCGCCGACACGGTCCGGCGTGATGGTTCGGATAAATCCAACAAACTGTGGGTACCAGACAGTGCCCAGGGACGTTTCCACGCCGATCCGGTAGGTGATCTCGCACCCCTCCAGGTCTGCTCGGAAAAAGGGCGAGAGGCCGTGGTAGGGCGAGAATACCGACGTCAGGCTGAGGCCGTTATATTCGCCCCGGAGCTGTACCTCTAGCTCCGCAGCACTGGCTCCCTCCACGAGCATCAGCTCGTCAGGAGCTGCGCCCTTCAGAGAGCGGTCAACGAGGACTCGCTCCACGTAAGGGGACAGGTCGGAAAGGGGATGGGCGTACTGACCATCCCGATTCCAGTCTACTTTTATCTCAGCATAGAAACGGCGCTCCAGGGCGGTGATCGCAAGATCGGCAGCGGTACCGCCGTGCTCAAACATCACGCCTCCAACAGCGTCGCCGTACAGTCCATCAACGGATACCTGGGGGACTGCGACTCTAGATCCGTCATCAGCACCACCAGAGATCCGCCTCCAGGCTCCCAATTAGTGAGCTCGCCGGACTGGAACTGGGGAGCTGCCACATATAGGGAGACCCCGTCGTCTCCGCCTAGCGCAAAAACCCCGCATACAGCGTCTGATGGGGCAGTGCGGGTCATCGAAAACCGCTGCCACTCGGTGGTGACATCTGCAGACTCCACATCGGATGAGCCGATCATGGTCCCATCGCGGTCGTACCAGTCGATGGTCATGAAGGTCGTGGTCGGCTCGTCCGCCTTGAGATACACCGAGCAGGTAGCCGTTTCCCCGGGAAGTACGGGGGTTTGCTTGCCTCGGTCGAAATCAATCCGGGAGATCTGACCTTGGGGTCGGCCGATCCAGTGAAGGCACTGAGCCCCGGGACCGGCCTCAGTAGGCCAGTCCCACTGCCGAACCCACGAGCCCCCCGTGACGGTCACGCCGGCAAACCGCTCCGGCCGTGCGTCCGCCGAGGCGGCCGGATGGCTCAGCCTGTTGACGGTCAGCGGATTGATCAGCCGGAGCGGACCGGGGATGTATCTGGTGTAGAGCATCTGGAGCCATCTCCAGTCCTCCAGTTCCAGGTACGTCCAGGTCATCTGGACCTCAGCCCGGACCCCCGTAACGTCCATCGTCCTGGCCCCGCTCAGGGCCTGGTGGACACCGCCGTACACCACATCCCGGATCTGCACAGGGATGTCAGGGGGAGGGAGAGGGCGCAGGTCTCCCTCAGGCCCGAGGTACCACGTGCTCATCCTCTCCGCGCCCTCCTCGTATTCGTCTTGTTGACCAACTTGGTAATTCCGTTGGCGTCGATTTCGACATACCAACCGGACAGAGCCTTTTCGACGGCTTCTGCAATGCCGTAGTTGTCGGACTCGATCCGGCCATGCCACTGCGCCGTAGCGGTGCCGTTGGCGTGGGACATCAGCTGGTCCATGGCCTCGGTGACCTTGGGGATCTCGGATTCGATGCCCTTAGCGAAGTCTCTGGCCAGCGCCATGCCCGAGTACAAGGTGTAGCCTCGCCCGCTGAGCGGGCCCTTCTTTGCCGGGGAGAACGGCAGGTACTGCCGAATCCGACCAATCAGATCCCTGACGGTCTGAACCGTCCGATCAAACATGGCCTTGATGCCATTGATCAAGCCCTGGATAATGGACTTGCCGGCCTCGTAGAATATGTTCCCGAGGTTGCCCAGTGCGTTGAGAAGCTTGCCCGGGATCTCACCGACCAGAGAGACCAGGCCGGAGATCGCCCCTGAGACGGCTTCCTTGATCGCCTTCCAAGCTCCCTCAAAGATCCTCTTCAGACCGTTCCAGGCGCGCTCCCAGTCGCCGGTGATGATGCCCATGACGACGTCGATAATGCCCTGTATAATCTGAAGGGCCCCCTCGACGACGCCCTGAATCTGCGGCCAAACTTCCCGCACGACATCAAGCAGGAACTGGAAGGCGGGAGCCAGGTAGTCGACCACCTTGGAGATCAGGTCGCCGAGCCACCCAGCCATTTCGGCGAACCGTCCGATGATGTCCACCAGCGCTGGGGTAAGAGCGACAACCGCTGCCAGGATCAGCGGGAGTGCCTCCTGCGCCATGCGCAGCAGGTGTGGCATCAGTTGCTGGAGGACTTCCAGCATCGCGGCGAAAATCGCCTGAGCCAGTTCCAGCAGTGCCGGAAGCAGAGGCTGCAGCGCAGCAAACAGGTCCAGCGCGAACTGGACCAGCATTCCGAACAGCGGCTGGATCTGCTGGAGCGCAGACAGCAAGAACTGTCCAAAAATGCTAGCGAGCTGCGAGAAGAACTGGACCAGCGGCTGAATCAGAGGCGTCAGAGTCCGCAGCGCGTTGACCAAGAACGTGCCGAGCTGCTGGATCAGCGGCGTAAGAACCGGCTCCAGCTTCTCGATCGCACGAACCACTACGTTTCCGAGGGTCCGAGCGAATTCCTGGAGCGGGGGACCGATGGCCTTGAACACCGGAGTCAGCGCCGCTAGTGCCGTCGCAAAAACGTCGGCAATCACGGACGAAAATGCCGTGAATACCGGCATTGCGGCAACGAACGCGTCTGTGAGCGTGTCCACCAGCCGGGACAGAGGCTCGCCGAGATCGGCCAGGGCCCCCAGGCCGCTTTCGAAAATCTTGGTGAACCCGCTCAGCAGTGACCCAGTGAACTGGGCCAGGCCCTGCATCGCGCTGTCAAAGACCCCGGAGCTGATGACCCTTTCGGTCATCTCCCGGAACTCCCGAGCGAAGTTGTTCAGCACTCCGCTCAGGAGGCCGAACTGATTCGCGCCGGCCTCGGCAAGGTTAAGGAACGCCTGCGTACCATCCTCGACCATCGGGCGCAGATCCGAGAGGAACTGGCCCGTGCGCTGAAGGATGGTGTCGATCTGCTCCATCCCTCGCGCAGAGGTCACCACATCGGTGAACCCCTGCATCAGGGAAATTAGGCCGTTCGAGACCTTGAGCAGCCCGGACTCCAGCGTCGGCATCAGCTGATTGAGCTGCTGGAAAACGGGAGTCAACCCTTGCGCAAAATTGGCCGACAGCGACTCCCGCATCTGGTCGAACGCGGGCTTCAGCGAGTTGTTGAAGGCGGCCTTAATACCGTCCATCCCCAGGGCGATCGCGCCAAGCGCAGCCGCAAACCCGAGGACCAGAGATGGGAGGCCGGCCAGGACCCCGGCAACGAGACCGACAACCGGGGCGAGCAGCGAAAGGACCGCGAAGACCAGAAGTCCCGTGGTAGTGACCGACCGCAGGGCGTTCGCAGCGAGCATTGCGCCAGACGACATGGCAGTAAACACGGCCGACGCCACTCGGCCGACGCCCTTAATGCCAGTGTCTAGGACCCTCCCCAGCCCGCGTGCCGCAGTCCGGCCCAGGTCGAACAAGTTCCTGCCGAACTGGGCGACCCTCCGGCCCGTGCCGAGGAGGGTCGTACCGAGCCGAACGAACGTCGTTTGCAGGTCGGAGAACTTGAAGGACCTCAGGCGAGCGAATCCGTCGGCTACCCGCACCGTGAACCGGGCAACGCGCTGCATGCCGTTGTACAGCGCGTCGGTGTAGGTCTTAGCCTGCCCAAGACTCCGGATAAACCCTGCGAAGCGGACCCCCGCGAGGCGGGCTGCCTGCAGTTGAGACAGCGCCAGGTCCCGGGCCAACGCCGGGAGCTCGGGGATCTTGCGAATCGCTCCGGCCGCAGCCGAGGCGCCCCGCTGGATGCCCTTCCAGGCTGCCTCCAGGTTCTCCAGGCGCAGGACATCACGGAGCACCCGCACGCCTAGGCGGGCGGCGGTAGCGCTCATGCGGGCCAGGTCCGCAGTCGCACCTACAACAGCTCTACGGACCCTGACCACGCCGGCGGCTGCGCTGTAGGAGGCCCGGGACATACGCGCCAGGCCGGCCGCCACCCATTCCAGCGGTCTCGCCAGAATCGCCAGTGGGCCACGAAACCCCTCGAAGTCACGCCGAAGCCGTGCCAACCCGCCGCGCTGGTCTAGCCGCACTCCCATCGTCACGCTCTGCCCAGAAAGCTGCCTCTTGAGCTGCTGCATCTGCGCACGAGCAGCGGCCGTGTTCAACTCGGTCGGGATTTCGACCCGCAGCGACTGCTCGATCTTCTTGAGCTGAGCTGCGAGCTCCTGCCGGAATCGAGAGGTGTCCGGGACGACCCTAACTGAGACCTTACCTACCTGGCGGCTTGCTCCCGGACCTTGAGCCATTGTTCCCTCCTCGTGTTGCACGAACGGCGTTGGCCAAGGACCTAGCCGTTTCGGCAAACGCGTTGCTTCTCTGGCGAGCCCTTGCCGTCTTTTCAGGGCGCGGCACAGGCTCCGGAGGACGGGGCTTCTTGCCCTTAGGCGAGTTGGCCGCCACCACGGCGTATGTGGTGGCGTTCACGGCATCAATCAAGGCGGCGAGCAAGTACCGGTCGGGTCCCCATCCAAGATACTGATCGCCACCACGCAGGTGCGCCACAGTCCGTGATTCCAGGGGCAGTTGCCTCGCCAATACGAGGACCCGCCGGGGAGACCACCCAGAATTCGGCCTCAGCAACGCCACAAGGTCAAGGTGGTAGTACTGGGCGAAATCTGCTAGCAGTGCCTCGCCGGCCTTGTCAATCAGGCCGGCGAGGGCTCCGCTTCCCCCGGCTGGGTGGCCTTCGCCCACTTATCCAGCAGCACCTGGAGCTTGGCGATGTCGTCGCCCAAAAGCTTGACCAGCTTCTCGCCCTTACCGTCCTTACACACGGCCTTCAGGAGCTGATGCATGGCGGCAACGAGCTCGTCCTCGTCCAGGTCCGCCGCGTTCTCCAGGTCCATCCGAGCAAGCGTCTCCTGGACGGCCTCGCGATCCGTCTTGTTCACGCGGATCAGGTTCTGGAGGACAAACTCCTCGTCCCCCACCCGGAACACCAGCGGTGCAAAGCTCCGCTCCAGTTCCTCTTCAAGGGCTTCCAGAGTGAAGATGTTACGCGACATAGTGGCAGACCTCTTTTCTTGGCGGACCCAAAGAGAAGACGGGGGTGTGGCGGG